GGTGTAGGACAGGCTCCTGTACCGGGTGAACAAGGATTTAGTGGAAATGCACAACAACAAGGAACTCCTCAACAAACTGAAGCCAATGGTCAGCAACAAACGCCAATGGGACCACTTCAGTAATTACTTAGACAGTTTGATTGAGCAACAACATAGAACGCTAGAGCAAGGCGACAATTCAATTCTAATGCATCGTGCGCAGGGTGCAGTTGCAGTATTACGTAGCTTACAAAAACTAAGGGATGCAGTAGATGGCTGAAATGCAAAAACAAATGGAAATGTTTGAAGACGGTGGTCTTATGCAGGAAGGTGGTACAACAGACCCTGTATCAGGTAATGATGTACCAGTTGGCTCTACACAAGAAGAAGTGAGAGATGATATTCCTGCACAGTTAAGTGAAGGTGAGTTTGTTTTTCCTGCTGATGTAGTACGTTTTTATGGATTAGAAAAGTTAATGGAAATGCGTCAACATGCTAAAGCTGGTCTACAGAGGATGGAAGACATGGGGCAGATGGGCAACAGCGAAGAAGCTACACTGCCTGATGACATTCCTTTTGACTTAGAAGACCTTGACATGGAAGATGAACCAGAGTATAATGATACTATGGAAATGCAGGTAGGTGGTTTTGTGCAACCACAGGGTTTTACTGGCATTCAAGCAACACAACCTTCCCAGTTTCAAAATTACCAACCTCAGTATGTACCCTACCAAGCACCTACTCCCGCACAAGTAATTGCACCACAATATACTCCTGCTACTCAACAGGTAGTACCGACAATGCAACAACAACAGCTTCCTGAGTTTAAAGGATTTATTTCTACGCCTACAGGGGCTTATGATGAATTACGGGAATATAAAAATGCTACTACTGGAGAAGTAAGACAAATACCATTTGTAGGTGGTAATCCTTTATACCCTATTCCTGAAGGTTTTGAATATGTAGACCCAGAAAAAGTCACAACCGAAGAAGTTACTACTACACCAACAACAGTTGAAACAGCTAAAGTTGTAGAACAACAAAGAGATGGTGGTAGAGATGCTGGTGATACAACTCCTTCTGGCGCAACTATTGCATTTGGTGGTTCAATAAATAATAAAGGAACTGTATCTGGAAATTATATGGCAGATATTTCTTTTACAGGTGGTAGTATTGGTGACATAATGAAAGGTACAAGTGGTATAGCAGGGGGGATACAATTAGCAAAACAATTATTTTCTAAAGATAATCTAACACCTAAAATACCTACTGGTATGTCTGCTATTATGACAAATGTACAACTACCAAAACCGCCCGGTAGTATTGCACCTGCTGAAACTATTGCTGCTCAAGTTCAAATAGATTCAGATTTTTATAATAAAAATATAGCAAATACTAATGTTACAGATAGAACAGCAATGTCAAAAACACTAGGTTGGATTCAGAATAATTATTCAAAAGACTTTTTAAATAATCCAAAGAATATTATTAACGCTGAACTAGCCTATAAAACTATGGAAAAAGAAGAGAAAGAACAAGAAACTGCTTCAAAAGTAAAACGTGCGCAATCACTAACTGGAAAAGCAAGAGATTTAGCATTTGGCGTAAAAGATGATACCAGTGATACAGGCTTTACAAAAGGTTCTATCATTGACAACGCCATTAAAGAAGCAGAAGCAATGATTGCTACAGAAGATTCTAAACCTCCTGCATTTGAAGGTGGTTCAAGAGGAGGACAAGATAGGTCTAGGGATGATGTATCTCCCGGTGGTGTTGGCGTAGATTCATCTGGCTTTAGTACAGGTGCTGGAGGATATGGTGGCTACGACTAATAAAGCATAGTAAACTTGCTTTTAAAATAATAGTTTATATTAACTGGCTACCTAACCCCCCTAACACGGCATACGGTTAGCCCCAGCAAGGAGAAGACATAATGTCTGAAACAATCATGGCTGAAGAAATGCAGCCACCAAAGAAAGTTGCGTTTGCAAATCGTAAATATACTAACGAAGAAAAACGCAAAATAGAAGAAGAAGAACTTGAGCAGATGCTCAAAGAACAACGTGGTGAAACAGAAGAAAAGACTGCTGCACCAGAAGAAGCTGAACCTACTAACGCAGAAGAAAAGACATTTAAAAAGCGTTATGGTGACCTGCGCAGACACATGCAGGAAAAAGAACAGGAGTTTCAAACTCAAATTGACGAACTCAAAAAACAACTAGAAGGTGCTACACGTAAAGAAATTAAACTGCCTAAGTCTGACGAAGACCTTGACGCATGGGCAAAGAATTATCCTGACGTAGCAGCTATAGTTGAAACAATTGCTATCAAGAAAGCTAAAGAGCAATCATCTGCTCTTGAAGAACGAATGAAAGTAATTGATGATATGCAATCGTCTGCAAAGAAAGAAAAAGCTGAAGCAGAACTAATGCGTTTACATCCTGACTTTGACACTATTCGTGACAGTGATGAGTTTCACGAGTGGGCTGAAGAACAGCCTAAGTGGGTACAGGACGCATTGTATGATAATGACAATGACGCAAAGTCTGCTGCACGAGCAATTGACCTGTACAAAGCTGATAAAGGTATTACTGCAAAGAAAACCTCTAACGGCAAAGATGCAGCGAAATCAGTTGAAACACGTAACACACGTAGTAAGCCACAAGAAGATGAAGCATCTACTTATTTACGTGAATCCCAAGTTCAAAAGATGTCTCCTCAAGAATATGAGAAGCGTTCTGATGAAATCATGGAAGCTATCCGTAGTGGAAAGTTTATCTATGATATGTCTGGTTCTGCCAGATAAATAAAAAAAGTGTTGACAAACAGTTTACTTTAAGTATAACTATAGTCACATTAGTGTGAGTTGGTTCGCTACCTGCTCACACAAAACCGCAAACAGTACCATCTTACGGATTACCTGAAGAGCATGGCCCGTTAAATATCTGGTAGGCCAACTAGATATGTTACGCACCCATAGTGAATCAGCCTCTAAATAGTCTGGTAAGTTTGCATCTGTACCGAAAAACAGCCAACATTAGGAGAATATATCATGGCTTTTAATACCGCAGCCGGGTATGGTAATCTTCCTAACGGTAATTTTTCACCTGTAATCTACAGCAAACAGGTGCAGCTTGCTTTCCGCAAGTCTGCTATTTGCGAAGCAATCACAAACTCCGACTACTTCGGTGAGATTGCAAACATGGGTGATTCCGTTAAGATTATCAAAGAACCCGAAATTACTGTTAAGGCTTATGCTCGTGGCACAACTGTCACTCCACAAGACCTTGACGATGAAGACTTTAGCCTGACCATTGACAAAGCTAACTACTTTGCATTTAAGGTTGATGACATTGAAGAGGCACACTCACACGTTAACTTCCAGTCATTGGCAAGTGACCGTGCTGCGTATCGCCTTGCTGACCAGTTTGACCAAGACGTTCTTGGCTACTTGTCAGGGTACACACAGTCTGCAATTCATGCAGTTGCAGATACCGTTAACACAACTGTTAATGGTTCAAAAGCAGTTACAACTGCTGGTTCAGATGAACTCCTGTCTTCAATGAAGCTGGAAGCTGACGACTTCGGTGGTTCAGCAGGTTCATCAATTGGTATTCAGCCACGTGCTGGTGGTGCAACTTCTGCAACTGTTGGTTCAGGTAATGCCAACGCACTGCAAGTTGTTGCTCGTATGGCACGTAAGCTAGACCAACAGAATGTTGATAGCCAAGGCCGCTGGCTGGTTATTGACCCTGTATTCAAAGAAATCCTCATGGATGAAGATTCACGTCTTCTGAATGCTGATTTCGGTGGTTCAGGTCTGCAAAACGGTCTTATCCTGAATAACTTGCATGGTTTCCGTGTTTACGTTTCCAACAACCTGCCTTCAATTGGAACTGGTCCATCAACAACTGGTGGTACTAACGCTTCTAACTACGGCGTAATGGTTGGTGGTCATGATTCTGCTGTTGCTACTGCAGAGCAGATTAACAAGACCGAAACCTACCGTGACCCTGACAGCTTTGCTGACATCGTTCGTGGTATGCACCTGTATGGTCGCAAGATTCTTCGTCCTGAAGGTCTTGTTAACGCCATCTACAACTTGGTATAAGGGGGGATTGAGATATGGCTCTTGGTGATAACACCTTAACCGCAGCACGTGGCAACTCGCAACGTGGTCGCAATCCTTACATGGTTCAGGGTACTTTGGATTTTGCACAAGCTGCAACAGATAAGGGTTCTGCCCTTGCTGCGGCTGATGTAATTCCCGTACTGACCATTCCAGCTAACACCGTAATTCTTGGTGCAGGTATGGAAGTTACTGAAGCACATGCTGGTACTTCTACTAATACTGCGTTTGACCTTGGTATTGGTGGTGGTGCTAACTTTGTTGATGGGTTTGACTTTGATGGTGCATCTGTTGGCGACTATGCTACAATGGCAACTACTGCCCCTGTAGTAATTGGCGGCACAGCAGATAACCTTGATGTTACCCTGCAAGCAATGACTGGCACAACAACTGCTGGTAAAGTTCGTGTCTTTGCTATCCTGATGGATTGTGACGACCTTGGTGACATGTCTGCTGACGAAGTAGACCGTGACACACTTGCCTAAATAGTACATGGGAGAGCAGGGCAACTTGCTCTCTCATTTCTCTCTGAGGATTTATAATGGCATACACTTACCTTGACATTACGAATGAAGTTCTTGCGCGGTTTAATGAGGTATCATTAACTGCTTCAAACTTTAGTAGCGCACGTGGATTTCAGACGCAATGTAAAAATGCAGTAAACGATGCCATTAATTATATATTTCAACGTGAGTTTGGCTGGGGCTTTAGCCACGCTGAACAAACAGATACATTAGTCGCAGGTACTACTCGTTATACATTTGATAGCACAATATATAATGCAGACTATGAAACATTTAGAATATCAAAAGATGAAAGCCTTGGCGTAGCAGGTGTTAGCCTTCGCGTACTGGACTATAAAGAATATGTAGACAAATACATTGACCAAGAAACAACAAGTGATGTAGGCGGTGTGCCTATTTTTGTGTTTAGAACACCTAACAATAACTATGGACTGTATCCATATCCAGATGCTGCCTATACATTAAAGTATGATGCTTACATTAAGCCTACTACTTTAAGTGCTACAACAGATGTACCACTTATTCCTGAACAGTTTCGTCAAGTTATTGTTGATGGTGCTACAGCATACGGCTACCAGTATCGGGGTGAAGCACAGCAGTATGGTATTAACTTTGCACGGTTTGAAGATGGCATTAAGCAAATGCAGAGTCTATACTTAAACAGTTACGACTATGTACGTTCCACATATTTACCACGGTCACAACGCTACGGTACATCCATATTCCCATCGGGGGCATAATAAATGGCAGACGAATCTGGACTTAGCCCATACGTCTTTGCCTGTGAAGGTGGACTGGTATTAGACCAATCTACATTCTCAATGCAACCGGGCATGGCATTAGAACTGCAAAACTTTGAGCCTGACATTCGTGGTGGTTACAGACGGATATCTGGCTATAGCAAATGGAATACTAACGAAGTTCCTTACACTGCTAGTGATACAGAAAAAGTATTAATGTGCGCCTATTATAATGGTGACGTTATTGCTGCTAGAGGTGAAAGTGTTTACAAAGGTTCTTCTGGTTCAGGTTCATGGACTAGCATTGATAGTGGCAGAACAGGTGCTGGTAAGTACAGGCACTTTAACTATAATTTAGGTGGCACAGATTACATTGTATGGGCAGATGGTGCAAACTACGCTAGTAAGTATGATGGTTCTACTGTAACAGACTTAAATGGCACAGGCGCACCTGCTGACCCAAGTATTGTAGTTGGATATAAAAATGCATTGTTCTTTGCAGGTATGTCTGCTTCTTCACAGGAACTTGTATTTACTGCACCATACACAGACGATGACTTTAGTGTAGCAAATGGTGCAGGTAGCATTGCGGTAGATAGTCCAATCACTGGTCTTGTACCTTTCCGTGACCAACTGTACATATTCTGTGAAGCACGTATCTTTAAGTTAGTAGGCAACACATCTGCTGACTTTGTATTACAACCAGTAACACGTGAAATTGGATGCCTTAACGGTTTCACTATTCAAGAATTTGCTGGTGACATTGTGTTTCTTGGTCCAGACGGACTGCGTACAATTGCTGGTACTGAACGAATTGATGACGTTGAACTTGGTACAATAAGTCGTGCAATTCAAAGACGGTTTGCTAATCTGTCTGACGTTGATGAGTTTGACAGTGTAATCATTCCAAACAAAACACAGTATCGCATTTTCTTTTCTAATTCTAATGTAACACGAGGCAATACAACTGGTGTTATCTGCGTAAGAAAAGGTGACACATACGAGTTTGCTGATACTCGTGGTATTCGTCCTAGCTGTACAGACTTTGCTATTAGTAATGGTGAAAGCATTGTTCTGCATGGTGAGTATGATGGATATGTTTATCAGCAAGAACAAGGCAATGACTTTGATGGTAACGTGATTACAGGTAAGTATCGCTCACCAGATTTGTCAATGGGTGATGCAGGTATTCGCAAAACATTTCAGCGTATCATTATTAACTACGCACCAGAAGCATCAGTGAATGCTGATTTGTTTGTACGATACGATTATGAATCACCTAATGTAGCAAGACCAGCTGCATATCCATTTGATACCGCAACGGTTGTTGCTATTTATGGAACATCATCTTATGGTACTGCAACATACGGTGGTCAGTCAAACCCACTCTTTAGACAGCCCATTGAGGGTAGTGGATTTGCAGTAGCCCTACGAGTGAACGACAGAGGAACGTCAGCACCGTACTCACTTAAAGGATTTCAGTTAGAATTTGACGCAGGAGCAAGACGCTAATGGCTGGATATACTAGACAATCTTCGTATACTGATGGCGACATTATTAATGCAGCCGACAGTAATGATGAATTTGACCAGCTTGTCAACGTATTTAGTAATACGACAGGTCACAAACATGATGGTACAGCAGCGGAAGGTCCAGTCATTGGTTTGATTGGTGACCCCGGAGTTGCTACACCAATTAATAAAGTAGTTGTAGATGATACCAACAATCGTGTTGGTTTCTTTGTAGATGTATCAAGTTCATCTGTAGAACAACTTCGTGTACAAGATGGTGCTGTTGTTCCTGTAACGGATAACGACATTGACCTTGGTGCATCTGGTGCTGAGTTCAAAGATTTGTACATTGATGGTGTTGCCTATGTAGACAGCATTGCAATGCCTACTACAACTGTTACTGATATCCTTGATGAAGATACCATGTCTTCTGACAGTGCTACTGCTCTTGCAACACAGCAGTCTATTAAAGCATACGTAGATGCACAGGTAACTGCACAAGACCTAGACTTTCAAGCAGATACAGGTGGCGCACTTAACATTGACCTAGACAGTGAAACACTTACACTGACAGGCGGTACTGGTATTGACACAGCAGGTTCAGGCAACACTGTAACCTTTGCTATTGATAGCACAGTAGCCACGCTTACTGGCACACAAACTCTCACAAACAAAACTCTTACCACTCCTATTATTGCTACAATCAGCAACACAGGTACTGTAACATTTCCAACTGCAACAACTACTCTTGTTGGTCGTGATACTACTGATACACTGACTAATAAAACAATAGATGCTGATAACAATACTATTTCCAATCTTGAAGTTGATAATTTAAAGTCAGGTGTACTTGACACTGACCTAACATCTGTTGCTGCTACAGACACTACGCTTGCTTCTGCAAAAGCTATTAAGAGTTATGTAGATACGCAAGTTGCTGCTGTACCAGTAGGTGACATTACAGCAGTTACTGCAGGTACAGGTTTAACAGGTGGCGGTACTACGGGTGATGTAACTTTAGATATTGACAGTACCGTTGTTACACTGACTGGCACACAGACACTAACAAACAAGAGCATTGACGCATCACAGTTAACTGGCACAGTTGCTAATGCTCGTTTGGATGCAGAACTACAAGCACTTGCTGGTTTAACATCTGCTGCTGACAAAGGTATTCAGTTTACTGGTAGTGGTACTGCTGCAACTTATGACCTTACAGCAGCAGGTAAAGCATTACTGGATGACGCTGATGCCAGCGCACAGCGCACTACACTTGGTCTTGTTATTGGCACTGATGTCCAAGCCTACGATGCACAACTTGCGGATATCGCAGGTCTTACACCAACAGATGGCAACATCATTGTAGGTGATGGCACTAACTTTGTAACAGAATCTGGTGGTATTGCTCGTGCATCACTTGGCTTGGGTACAATCTCTACTCAAGATAGTGGTAGCGTAACCATCAGTGGGGGTAACATTGACGGTACTGCTATTGGTGCTAGTGTACGTAACAGTGCGCAATTTACTACACTAGACGTATCAAGCACTTCTACACTAGAGGGTACACTCAATCTTAATGACGACCTTGACATGGGCGACAACAATAAGATTAGGTTGGGTACAAGCGATGACCTTGAGATTTACCACGATGGGGCTAACAGCCGTATCAACGATGCTGGTACAGGTAGCCTGAAACTGCAATCCGCTAACAATGACCGCATTGTAGTGGACAGCAATGTTACTATTCAAGGTCTGGTGTATCCATCTTCGGATGGTTCAGCCAATCAGGTGCTTACAACCAACGGCTCTGGTACATTATCATTTCAAGATGTAACTGTAACAGAAACAGACCCATCAGCACTAGCATTTGCTATCGCATTAGGTTAAATAACGCTTGACAATTAATTGTATGTATGGTATAATTATACTAAATTTGGAGTAAAGAAATGGCAAACGCTTTCCTATCAGAAACAGACACAGCAGTTGGAACGTCCCCAGCGACTATTCTAACTTGTGGTGCATCAACCGAAACCACCATCATTGGTCTGAGCATTGCTAACATCGTAACAAGTCAAATCACCGTAGACGTACAGCTTGATGCTTCAGGTCGTACAAGTGGTGCAGAAGACAGTGTTTACCTTGTTAAAGATGCTCCAGTGCCAGTTGGTGGTTCTTTAGTTGTGGTTGGTGGTGACCAGAAGGTTGTCCTAGAGCCGGGTGATGCAATCAAAGTCACATCGGATACGGCATCATCTGCTGACGTTGTTCTTAGCCATCTTGACATTACATAAGGAGTAGGGCATGGCCTATCAAGGTAACGTACCTGCAGCTTCGTATCTTGCTACACCAGCAGTACAACAGTTTAATGGTGACGGCACAACAACTACCTTTACCCTGAACCGCACAGTTGCTACGAAGCAAAGCATTATTGTGTCGGTTGATGGTGTTGTCCAAGATGCTGCCAGTTCCTACACTGTGCCAGATGGTGTTACTCTGACTTTTACTGCTGCCCCTTCTAGCGGCACTGCAAACATCTTTGTGAATTTCCTTGATTTGCCAGTCGGTACAGTCACTCCCCCTGATGAATTTAAAGGCAACTTCAAGAATAATGGCATGTTCCGTATCAATGCACAGACGTTGAGTTCGGACATTACCATTGTTGGAACTGAGAATGCTAACGTAACTGGACCGCTTACCATAGCATCTGGTGTAACATTGACCGTAGATAGCGGTGGAACATTGGTGACACTATGAGTACATTAAAAGCAGATACAGTCCAGAACACATCGGGCGGTGCAGTCACGCTGACTAATCAGAGTGCGGCGAAGGTTTGGATTAATTTTGACGGAGATGCGGCTGGTGCAACGGTTCGTGATTCGTTCAACGTGACATCAACTGATGATGATGGAGCTGGTGATTACGGCGTTAATTTTACATCATCAATGAGTAATAACGATTATTCAGCAGCTGGTATGGCTTCATTGAGTGCGTTTGCAAACAACGATGTGGGTGTTATCGGTCCAAGCAGAGACAATGCCGCTGAAAGTTTGGCAACAGGAAGCATACAGCTTGATACACAAAAGTCATCAAACACTGATGCTGTTGCTAGAGATGTGGATGCCGCACTTGTTACAATTCACGGAGACCTAGCATGAGTACCATCCTAGTTGACAATCTCACAGGCAAGACCTCTGCTGGCTCTATTACGGTAACCAGCGAGGGCGGTGCGGCTACGCAGTCACTACAACAGGGGCTGGCGAAGGCGTGGTCTATATTTGACCAAGTTAATAGCAATGCCATAGATGATTCCCTTAACATTAGCACCATAACAGACAGAGGAACTGGCAGTATGTATGGAAACTATACAAACAGTATGTCATCTGTGAATTATACTGTGATGGGTGCTTCATCTCCAGAACCGTCTGGTAGTATGACATCCACAAATAGTAATAGAAGTACTATTTCTTCTGCTGACACCGCTTCAAGGTACAGTATGAATGTTTATACTGATGATACTCTTGCAAAGCAAGATGAAGAAAATCAACAGGCACTAGTCCACGGAGACCTCGCATAATGGCTGGAACAATAGTAGCGGAT